TTTCTGATTGCCTAGAATCGCACCACGGCGGCAACGCCACACAACTATAAAAACTATGTACACTAAAAAACTAAAGGGATTCATCGACACATTCACCGAATACGAGCAGATTGACATCGTTGACTTTGACATCGCAGTTGACGAGCTAAACGAGCTTTATTCTGAAAGCTCTGAGTATTTCACCGTAGAGGAAGACGACCTCTTTGAAGATGCCAGCCAAGCTATGGACTACGCGGCAACATACTTTCAAGCTATTCACGACGAGGAAGCCCGAGAAATGGAGAGAGACGAGCGTAGCTACTTGACCTCTCAAGGAAATCACTAGAGCCTTCACGGGCTTCACACGCGGCTTAAACGCCAAAATAGCAATGCACCTCGCTACCAAGTGGCGGGGTGCTTTACAACATTCACAACAATGAAGGAATTATTATGAACGGAACTTTTATAAACGTATTCCGAAAGATGACGGAATGGGAATGGTATGGCGACACGAACTGTGTCAGGGTGTTCTTGCACTTGATCTTGAAGGCGAATTGGAAAGAATCTACTTACCAAGGCGTCACTATCCCTCGCGGTTCACTGGTGACAGGCAGGAAGGCGCTGAGCGAGCAACTTGGGCTATCGGAAAGGGAGATTCGCACCGCCCTCAAACGACTAACCAGATGCAACTCAATCGACCAGCAATCGACCAACAGGTTTTCAGTCGTAAGCGTCTGTAACTTCGATACTTACAACCCTCTGGGAAAGCTAAACGACCAGCCAGACGCCAACGAACGACCAGCCAGACGCCAACAAGTGACCACATCTAAAGAAGATAATAAGAAAATAAATATAAAGAAGAGTGTCGTTTTGGAGGTCAATTGCGATGAAGCTAAGAGAAAAATAATCTTCAAAAACGCCAAAGGCTACTTCAATGGACTTGACTATGACAACGCATGGGACAAGTTCACTTGGGTATGCGAAAAGAATAATTGGAAGCGCACCGAGGCTCGGTGGACTAAATACATTAACAACAAATAGAAAAACAACATGGAAAAACAACGATCACAAACAGAAATCGAAAACTACCTCATCTCAGCCATCTTCTCTGGTGACGAGTTATTCGACATTTTCAACAAATCCGTCGAAGCTGGCGTAACATCCGAAAGCTTTACGAGTGCCGTCAATGCCGAGGTATGGTCAGCCATCGAAAAGGTGAAGGGACGTGAAGAGCTTGTCGAGGAAGCTAATGTCGTCGTAGAGCTTTCAAAGGACTCAACCTGCGAAATCGACTACCGAGACATCTTAAACTATTCCGAATTCATCTCTTCCCCTAGCCAATGGAACGGATTCTCCACTGCCTTAGTTCGCAACGAGATCCTTCGCAAGCTATCTCGTGAGTTTCGGATTGGTCTTGAGTCTGTTCAGGAAAATGAAGATCCCGAGAAGATTATTAGCTCGATCCAGAAGGGCATTGACAATATTGAGTCTGTTGGCTCGGAGGAACTAGACATTTCCGACATTGCTAGCCTAGTCTACGACAATCTTCTCAACCCAGACAAGCCAAAGAAGGAATATCTTCCGACTGGACTATCTGAATACGATAGCACGCTCAAGGGAAATGGATTTGGCTCTGGTCAGCTCTGCGTTGTTGCAGCTCGTCCTGCGCTTGGTAAAACTACCATTGCAATTAACTTCGCCATGCACAATGCTCGCATGGGAAACGGGGTTGGCATTGTAAGCCTCGAAATGGACGAGGAAGAGCTTGGAGAGAAACTTGCTACCATAGAGTCTCAAGTTCCGTCAAAACTCCTTGAAGAGGGCGTAGCGTCCCTTGAACAGCAATCTAAGATGAACAAGGCACTTGCTAAAATCAAAAAGTTGCCAATTCACATTGATTGCCGTTCTCGCTCACTTCCGCAAATCATTTCTAAGTGCAAGATTTGGGTGAAGAAAAACAAGGTGAAAATGGTGATTATTGACTACTGCCAGCTCATCCGCGGAAGCAAAAATCTTCCACGTGAGCAACAGATTGCCGAAATTAGCCGAGAGCTAAAACTACTAGCCTCTGATTTGAAGATCCCGATCGTCCTAATTGCACAGCTTAACCGCGAAGTGGAGAAGAATGACCGCCGACCGATCATGTCAGACCTCAGAGAGTCTGGTGCGCTTGAGCAGGACGCAAATAGTATTACGTTCCTGTATTTGAAAGAGGAAGACAGGGTTCACGGAGACCCAGAGTACGTTCGCTGGTATCGGGCAAAGCAACGAGCTGGTCAAACAGCAGAGGGCTTGTTCGGATTTAAGCGCCACTTGGGGATCTTCACCTCATACACTAGCAACCCAGACCTATTGCCATGAAGCTAATAAAGATAAAGGAAATGGTTTACGTAGTTCAAAGCGAGACGAAAGGCGACTCGCAGAACTACACAATTAACCTGAAGGAAAATCAAAACATGGGGAGTTGTACCTGTTCCCAGTTCAAGTTTAGGGTTCACCCGAAATGGAAAAGCGGAATATACTGCCCACCATGTAAGCACATCATCTATGCTCTGGGCGAAGCAGTATGGCATAGCGTCAACAAAATAAAGCCTTGACACAATCAAAAATATAATATTAAACTACATAACCAATAACAAACTATGAAACCACTAAGCGAAATACTAACAGAACTAGGGATTGCCTTTAGCTTCCCTATCTTAATTGAAGATTCCAACGGCTACGCAACTTACTACGAGAACAGCGATGACTACTGGGAGAGGTACGAGCGTCATGACAGTGGCAACCCTACTTACTACGAGGACAGCTATAAATCTTGGAAGAAGTGGGAGCGTGATGCGGATGGTGGCGTTCTTTATTACGAGGACAGCGATGGCTGCTGGGATAGGTACGAGCGTGATGCCAATGGGGGCGAGACTTACTACGAGAACAGCTATGGTACAAAGGAAGGCACTCCCAAGTCAGCCAAGACCTGCGAAGGTAAAGTCGTAGAGGTTGATGGAATCAAATACAAACTAAAAGCACTATGAAAAAACTAAGCAAAATATACAAAGAACTAGGGATTGCATTCAGCTTCCCTATTAAGATTAACGATGCCAACGGTAAATTGACTTACTACGAAGGCAGCATTGGCGACTGGTATAAGCATAAATATGATGCCAACGGTAAATTAACTTACTTTGAGAACAGCGGGGACTACTGGTATAAGCATGAATATGATGCAGACGGCAACGAGACTTACTACGAGACCAGTAACGGCGTAAAGCACGGTATACCACGTTCAGCCAAGACCTGCGAAGGTAAAGTCGTAGAAGTTGACGGAATCAAATATAAACTAACAGCATTATAACTATGAAACCAGCACCAACACTATTCCAACCAACAGATATTCAATTGCTCACGCGAGGGCTCAACAGCATGACCAAAGCGTGTGAAGCCCAAGAGCGCCTTATTAAGCTCATGGAAGCAGACATAGCGGAACTCCGCGCTCAACTTAAAGACAATCAATAACACACACCTATGAAAACAAACGAATCAGAATACAAAAGACTTGAGGATACCATTGAGCAGCTAAGGGCTGAAAACGCCGAGATCCGTAAGGACAAAGAGCGGCTCGACTGGATATTGAATAACTACACTCTGTCTTGCGGCATCACTCGTGAAGAGGTCGATGAGAAGATAGCTGAGTTAGGTAAATGAGCTAAATAGGAACTCAGATATAATATTGGTATGAGACAATTCACCACAACATTTCTTTTCCGTGTAACAGCTATCGATGAACAGTCATTCGATCGCAAGCGCCGAACATTCTATTTAATTGCTGCAACACAGAAAGAAGCTATAGCTAATGCAACACGGCAATTAAAGAATGGAGAGTCACTAGGAAAGATTGCGATGCTAGGCAAGCAGTTTGGAGACTATTTCTTTAAGGATTAGGAACCTTGATAAAATATAACTATGAAACCACTAAGCGAAACATATAAAGAACTAGGGATTGCATTCAGCTTCCCTATCGAGATTAAAGATGCCAACGGCAACTTAACTTACCGTGAATACGGTGCTGACCTCTGGTGTAGGTTGGAGCGTGATGCCAACGGCAACTTAACTTACCACGAGGACAGCGATGACTTCTGGTGTAGGTGGGAGCGGGATGCCGATGGCAAAGAGACTTACTTCGAGAGCAGTAAGGGCGTAAAGCGAGGCACACCACGTTCCGCTAAGACCTGCGAGGGCAAAGTCGTAGAGGTTGATGGAATCAAATACAAACTAAAAGCACTATGAAAAAACTAAGCAAAATATACAAAGAACTAGGGATTGCATTCAGCTTCCCTATTAAGATTTGGAATGTTAATGGCTACCAGACCTACTACGAAGACAGCGATGGTTACTGGGACAGGTATGAGTATGACGACAATGGCAACAGAACTTACTTCGAAGACAGCACAGGAGTAAAGAAAGGCACTCCTAAATCAACTAACCAATAACACATCTATGAAAAAACTAATACTAATGGCACTTGTTGCCTTCTCAAGCGTGGCATCTGCCTCTGTCTTTCATGTTAACTCAGGCGTTCTAGCTAACACGCCAGACGTAGCCTTCAATGGTGGCTCTGCAATGGTTCGCTTCGATGATGGCAACTTCTTTCGTATGAAAGGATTTGGTGACCGAGTTGAGATGCAAAGCTTGTCTACTATGGACTGGTCGTTCGACATTAAGGTCGTCTATCCGCACATGCTACCACTAGCAGACCTCTACAACATCACCGAGAGTGACATCAAGACCATCGTGGCCACCGCTAGGCACGACAGCATGACTCAGTATCATGTCGGCGTCATCAAGTACATCAAGAATGGCAAGGTGCGTCTACGTGTTGTTTCTGCTCACCTCATCCCAGAGCCAGAGACTTTTGCATTGATAGCAGGTCTACTAGCCTTTGGGTCAATCATGATGAAGCGCCGTATTAAG